TATAAATTTGTCCAAGTTTCAGTATGAAATATATCTATCATATCTTCTTCAGAATGTTTACTAATTGTGAAATTGTCATCTAGTTCTATATCTTGTCCGTTCTCCATACTTTTTAACATTTTTTTAGTTACTTTACCAAATGGAATATCTTTATCTAATTCCTTTACTAGTCTTAATATTTTCATATTCTGTACTCCTTTTATATTGTGTAATTACTTTATTTTCTGTACTTGGTAACCATACTCAGAACCAACATAATTTATATGCTTTGAGGTTGTTACGCTCCACCAATCAAGCGGTGTAATAGTCCTTTCAGCGTGGTTAATCTCTGCTACCTTAGTTTCATAACTATATATATGATTATCGGTTGCCCTCAAATTCTGCTTATATTTCTCAAATTGTCTCATATTGTGTAATCTCCTTTATTTTTATGATGTAGTTATTTTTGTACGTTTTAATTCTATTGCCCATTTCCGATCGAAGCCATCAGTAAAAGTAAATAGTAAAAAACCTTGTTTTTTAAGTCTCTTTTTTACTTGTTTTACTTGTAGTAGTTTTTCTTCGTGCCTCAACATTTCTTTATTCCATTCTTGCGTAGCTACATCAGCACTTAGAAATAAATCTGTGCTAGCGTGCCATTCTTTGTCGTTTGTTCTTGTTATTGTTATCATTTCCATTGTTTTTTTCTCCTTGTTTATTATTTATACTATATTATTTTATAAAAGTTCCAATTTATTTTATTTTATTTTCTTCTTGTATTACATCAAATAATAAATCTTTTAAATCATATATTTTATTATCTATTTGTCTATAAATATCTCGTTCGTTATCATGTAGATAAAAACAAGTTACTGAATATTCTAAATGTTCGTATAATTCTGTTATTTTTTGTTTTTTAAAAAATGAAATATCTTTTTTATTGTTAATCATTATTTGCAATGCAATTTCTTCGCTACAATTATCTTTCTCAATTAAATAATTATATAACTCAATTCCGTCTAATTGTTTAGTATTATTTTCCATTTTAAAAACTCCTTTGTTTTTGTTTATATATACTATACGAACTAGTATTAAAAAAGTTCCAAAAAATATTAAAAAATATGTAATTAATTTGGGGGCTTTCTGTGCTTTGAGTGTCTAGCTAGAGTGTCTGTAAAAATAGCTATATATAATATTATCTTATTGTGTAATATAAACAGAATTATACAATACCATTTAAAGCCTCTAAATAGGTACTTAATCGCCACATTATTACATAATTGGGCATATATCTTACAACGTGCACTTTTTCTTATAAATAAGAGCAATCTTGCAACGTGCACAAACCCTATAATTTTAATAAAAGTGTGTAATAAAATAATATTGAATAAATACGGAACTTTTTTCTATTAAATAAGTATTAAGGGTATGAACAAGACGTTCAAAACAAAACAAAATAAACGAAAGGACTCAGACATGAGCAATTTACAAGTAGTTAATAATGATAGTAATATTACAGAATCTAATCTTAATCCAGAGATGGAGATAAATTCTACAGTAGATTTATCTTCTGCAATCTCTGAAGGTTCTGAAGTATTAGAACAGTCTAGAGATAAAAATACAGCAGGTAATATTGACCCATTTAGACAAGTGGTTAAGATTCCACAAGTTGACAAAGAGACAGGATACCACTTTGGTAATTACAATATGTATTTTGATGATGATAGGAAAAAGTCTTTAGGTTCTGTATCTGAACAATATCTTATAATAGATAATAAAACTCTATCAGATAGGTTTGCAGAAGCTAGAGATAAAGTTGATGGAGATTGGAAATTACAGTCTATATGGTGTAATGGTTCACAGTTTAGAGAAGCGTGGGTAAAACCACACACTAGTAGAGCATTAGCTAGTGTTGGTGCTACCTTAGAAGAAGTCTACGAAGTTACTAATAGTTACAATGGTACTTTAAAAGCATCATTTATGAGATACGCTAGAATCTTAGAATGTGAAAATGGATGGATATCTAAAAACCTGACTAACTCTATTAACTTTAGCCATAGGCAAAACAACATTGACTGGGCTAATCAAGTTGATAAGTTTGCATTAGCTATGGTTGGTGATGGTAGTAAATCATTTATGGATTCTATGGAGCGTAACATAAATAAATTAGCAATAGATGTTGATTCTGATATGTTAGCTCTTTATAGGAATAAATATCTAGATGTAAAATCTCTAGGTGATGGAGTCTACGGACAAATGATGACTAAGTATTTTGCAGATAATAACCAAACATTATTTGGTTTAGCTCAGGCTGGTACTTATATCACTACCCATAGAGATAAGATTAAAAAAGCAGACTTTGATAACAATGGTAAGATTGTTGATAGTTGTATAGCTTTTGCAAATGATATCATATCTCCTGAAATAGTACACGATGATAACCAATACACACTAGACCTAGATTCTGCTAACTAGTACTTATCCTTACTTAGCTTGGGTTATCACTGTATAGCCCAAGCTACCCACCCTATAATTAAATCTAATACCTAATAAATGCCACGACCTAAAAAATAATTTGCGACGTTATAGTTATGAATAGCTTTAGCTATACATTATTATTTAATTAATAATAACGTATATCTTTAGATATACATTACTATTTAATTAGATATAGATGTATAACTTTAGTTATACCTTACTTTTATTTTAAACTTTTCAACCTAGAATTTCTAATCTCAAAATGGTTAGGGGGGTGTATCCCTATAAATAAAAGAGAAACGCACATACTAATATTTTTTTTAGAAATTTTTCAAAGTTTTTTAGGATCTAAAGCGGAGCGGGTACTATAATAAATAACTGCGGATACTATATATACTATTAATACTATATTACTATTAATACTATATTACTATATTACTATATATATATTATATTATATATTATATATATATTATATATATTATATACTATATATACTATATACTATATATACTATAATTACTATATATACTATAGTACTATTATAAAACTCAACCGGAACTAAATAGGGGGGGTAGATAATATTATTATATTTAGTTGTTAATTGTCAAGTTTTTATTAAATTAAAATATGGATAGAGAAAGAACATTGTTTGAAAGGGCACTTGTAGGAGACTATGAAATCGTAGATATATTCACTAACATCAAGAGATGTAAAGAAATATCAGATGCGATAGAAATCCTAGATATTATAGACCCTACTTCAAAAAATATAGGGTTGCTTGCAGAGCTAGTATACAGAGTAAGTAATATGCCTGAGCTTGAATTAATAGAAGTAGACGAGTATAATCTAAACAACCCCAATTAATGGCACTTTCAAGAAAGATAAAGGGTATTACCCATTATGCATACGAGAGTGAACCAGAGTTTCGTACCGCCCACCCTAAAGAAAAACTAATTAAAAACTGGAAAGAAGCCAAAGAAGGGCAATGGTGTATTGCAGATGATAATAAGATAGTACAGATACTAAAAAAAGATACAATGAAAGGTAATAATATAAAAGAAAACTATGTACGAACAGTTATTGGTATGGCTATTGTTAGAAGTAGTGGCACACTTAGAGGTAGTATAACAGATGGTATATATCGTTTTGTTAAACGAAAAGGATATGATTCTAGATTGCATGGTAAAATGACAAAGCAAAAGAAAATCTTCTCTAAATACATTGCAATGGGATTAGATCCAGAGAGTGCTTATATTAAAGCCTACCCAAAAACAACAAATTCAGAAGATGCAAGGCATAAATCAAAATTATTACTAAAAAGTAAAACAGTGAGGGAACAAGTGGATAAGGAAATAGAAGAGTTAATGTCAGAAGTTGGTATTACCAAAAGATATTTATTAGAAAGTACAAAAAACGTAGTAGATAAAGATGATGCAAAAGATAATGATAAGTTAAGAGCAATAGAAACATTAATGAAGATATCAGGAATGTTAAGTACAGACAAAAAATCAGAGTCTATTGCGTTAATACAGGAGTTTACTGGGTTTAGTAAAGAAAAGCTACAAGCATTTGAGCAGGGAATACTTCCTAGTAAGAAAAAAGAACTTACTAATGGACAATAATAACTTTAATGAGTGGTGGGATAGCGTTGTAAGGACATATGGCTACAATGAAAACCCATATGACCCTATGCATTATTACGATTACAAAGCAGCTTATGAAGCAGGACATAAAATACCTGAAGATGGTAAGAGTTGGAGTTCTAAGTTTAAACACGATCTTCATCCAGATAGGTTTATTAGTGGAAAAGACCCTAGAATAGATAAACCAGATATTGAATTTTGGGATACAAAGTATGAAAAACCTGCTACTTCAGCAGATCTTATACGATTTGACTCTCTTAGGCAAGACTTTGAAAGAATGTTAACAAATAACCTACAACCACAATAAAACAGATGGTACTTAAAACTATAACAGTAAACAAAGACAGGTGGGATACTAGCTTTATGCCTAATTTAAGCTATATGATACCTAAAACAGTATATCTAGGTACGAATCGATACAATATATCATTTAAGTATAATAACGCTGTAAAACGCAAATAATGGATAATTTTAATATTACCCCTTCCCCATCTGAAATGAAAAAGCGGGATGAGGTATTGGCAAAGTCATACCAGAGCCTTATTTACTTTGGTAGAGCTTTCTTACCAAAAGACTTTTTAAATAAGTCAGCATCCCCTTCATTTCACTTTGACGTAGCAAACAAATTAACTCGTACTGACCCCGGTAGTAGAACTTGTATTATTATGCCTAGAGGGTTTGGAAAGTCTATCTTGTCAAAAGCAGCTATTATGCATAAATTGTGCTTTGCTAGTGAGGATAAGCAGAATTTCATTGCTTGGGTATCTGAAGAGCAAAGTCAGTCTATTGATCATTTAAAGTATTTACGGAGTCATTTTGAAACAAGTAAGAAAATTAAATACTATTTTGGAAACATGGATGGTAGTCTGGCAGGTAAAAGATGGACAGAGAAAGATATTGTTACCCCTAAAGGAGATAGGGTTATTGCAAAAGGCACATCACAAAGACTTAGGGGTAGAGCTGAGGTAGATGTCCGCTATACAGGCATTATCTTAGACGACTTTGAATCAGAACTTAATACTAAAACACCAGAGCGTAGAGCTGAAATTAAAAAATGGATCGTATCTACAGTATATCCAGCACTGGAAGAAACTCCGGGTAATGAAGGATGGATATGGTTATGCGGCACGATTGTACATTTTGATAGTTTCCTACAAATGGTTGCTGATGGATATAGAGAATCTCAAAAGGAAGAAAGAGATTATCCTTGGGATGTTGTATTCCATAGGGCTATTGAAAATGGTAAGTCTATCTGGAAAGAACAATTCTCATTAAAGAAGCTAGAAAAAAAGAAAAAAGAGTTTATCGAAGCTGGTCTTGTCAACAAGTTTGCACAGGAGTACATGAATGATGCTAGGGATATATCCAACGCTGCGTTTAAAATTGATAGAATACAATATTACAATGGTCATGTTGAAAGCCGCAATGGTTTTAACTATTTAGTTAGTGGTGAAGATGCCATCCCAATTTATGTTTATATGGGGGTTGACCTTGCGGCAACAGCCTCGGAGACTTCTGATTTTCAAGTCATTATGGTTATGGGTATCGATGCTGATAAGAATCGTTATGTTTTGGACTATTATCGTGAGCGTATACCCACTTTTGATATTCCTCCTAAGATCATTGAATTTGCTAAGCGATTTTCCCCGGTACGTCGGGTCACGATTGAAACAGTTGCTGCACAAGAAATGGTTCGAGATATGGTAACAAGGCTCTCTGTTAAAGAAAAAAGGCTAATGCCGGGAATCTTTAAGGGGGTAAAGCCTCCTGCAAGGGTCAAGAAAGAAGATAGACTAGAAACAGCGTTAGGTGCTATTGTTAATTCAAAGAAACTTTACATTCAAAGACACATGACAGAGTTAGTAGATGAATTATTTGAACATCCTAAACCGAGAAACGATGATCTTATGGATGGATTGTATTATGCAGACTACTTTGCCAAACCTCCTAAGAGTACAAGAACAAAACTAGAAAACTTAAACAACCCCAAGTTAAGTGATAGGAAATTAAAGATAGTAAAAGCATATAATTGGATGACTGGATCTAGATCATAAACAATATTGTTTTGTAATATATTTATTTGTAAGATATATTAACAAAAATTACCACATGCCAAAGTATTCAAAAAGATCAAAAGAGCGTCTTGCTAGTTGCGATAAGCGATTACAAGAGATTTTTAACGAAGTTATCAAGCATGTAGATTGTTCCGTATTAGAGGGACATCGTAGTAAAGAAAGGCAAAATAAATTATATGATGAAGGTCGTACTAAAGTTAAGTATCCTAATGGTCGCCACAATTCTAGTCCTTCTAAAGCCTGTGATGTTACTCCCTATCCTGTGGATTGGGAAGACAGAGAGAGACAAACACTCTTTGCTGGCTTTGTCATCGGCATGGCTAGGGCTATGGGTCATACTGTAAGGTGGGGCGGAGACTGGGATCAAGATTTTCATGTAATGGATAATCGTTTCGACGATTTTCCTCACTTTGAAATAAAAGATTAATGGCTACTACAGACAATTCTATTGATCTAGCCAGAAGAATCCCTGAGGGTTCGTATATATTAAACAAGGAAGCAAGTGATATGTTTCCTAATATGAAAAACGTAGCAAGTATGTTTTCTGCTACAAAAAATGAAATGTTAAATGGTGATAATGTTATGCTTACAGATGAAGAGACATACATACCACCAAGCGGAGTTGAAGCAATAGGAGTAGAAATGTTAGAGTTTATGAATAATAAACCAGATGAGGGCGGTCATAGCTCTATCGATAATTTAATTAACATGGCTACATTGGAAAATATAAAACCAATGTATAAAGGCGGTGAAGTAAAATCTTATATGGGCGGTGGATATAATATGGATGGTTATGAAGATGGTGGTAGTGTAAATATGGATGATGTTTTAAAAAGAAAAATGTTAATGAAAAGATTTGGAAATGTATTTAATCAAGAACTAGATAAAAGTGATAGAATCGCTAATTTTTCAAAAGCTCAAATGTTAATGGATAAATCAAGTGGACTTTTTAAAGATTTTGTAGAATCAGAAACTGGATATAGTGCTAGTGGAGATAGAGGTAATTTAACAGATAAAGAATATTATGGAGGCATGAGAAATTTACAAAATGAAAAAGATATGTTAATTGACATGTTCAGAAGTTCATTAACGTCACGACAACCAGAAGGTATGCAAGGCGGCGGTATGATGAATAAAAATTTAAAACCCATCCCTAGTAACAATCCCGGACTTGCTAAACTCCCTGAAAATGTTAGAAATAAAATGGGATATATGCAAGATGGTGGTATGATGGGTATGATGTATGGTGGGATGAAAAA